GTGGCAGGATCGATACAGCTCAGTTGTTTCAGCTCACTGGTTTCCAGTTGGCTGAAGATATAGGACAGTTTCATTGTTGCCTCACGCTAAGTAGTTGGCCAGTGCCCCGGGCTCCGGAGCGAAGTCATCATCCCACATTCCACCGCCTTCGCGCTGCTCGATGTCCTGAGAGGTCGGCGCGACCGGACGCATGACCGATAGCATCGAAATGGTATCAATGAAGTCGTCTTTCTTCGAACGGAACCCGCTTGCCGAGGCAAGACTCAGCTCGTTGACCATTTCCATCATTACCGACCCAGTCTTGTCCTCTTCGGGGAAATATATCTTGTGCAACTTGAAAAGTGGCACAACCGTGTTGAATCGCTGCATCTTGTTGGTATTCGGTCGAATACCCGGCTTAGTGCTGTTGTTCTCGGACGTCAGCACGAAGAAGATGTTCTTCTGAATCATCATGTCCTGAATCCAAGGAATGAAACCAGATTGCTGACCAGATACCTCAATACCAACACCCAAAGGACGCCACTTCGAAACCAAGGTGAAAAGGTCAGTCAGGTTCGCCGACATGTCCTGCCGGCGACAGATGCCGTCCACCCAGTACCAATCACCGTTGTAGTTGTACGCCCACACCGAGATTACGCTGAAGTCCGCCGATTGCTTCTCAGAAGTCGCGAAGTCGGTGGTGATGTAGAAGTTGAAGTTCGATTTGAACTGCAACACGTTCTTCTTGCGGTACCAACTGATCTCACCGTCCTGAATCAGACGATCTTCGTCGGACATGATGCGAAGCATCAGTTCTTGGTTGAATGTGTCGACCTTACCCACCTTCATCGCCGTATCGAACTTCTTCTTAACGAAGCTGTACGGGAAACGGTCGGGCCAGGCACCAAGGAAGTCTTCTTCCGCACAAGGGAACTGATTGCACACAGGGTACACGTTGACCCGCCAAGCGCCCGATTCCACCGCTTTATACAGCGGATCTTTGGCGTTGAAGGGTGTACCCGACCAGATGATCATGTTTCGCTGCGGATGCAGGGCGTGGTCCACCGCTTTGTAGATTGTATCCTCTACGGCAGCAATAACCGTCGGCGAACGTGCATCATCATCGGAAATCAAGTCATCGAGCACCGCAAGACGCGGACGCTTACCCATTTCCTTGGAACCCCGGACACCGGTCTTGGCGCCGTAGCCTTTGACGATAAACACGTTGCCGTCCAAGTTCACGAACTTCCAGCGGATATCTGTGAAGTCGGTACCCCCCGGGTTGTCCGCGGACTTGGCCGGCATGTACTTCTTGAGGAAATCGCTATTCTCATAGCGAAACTCCAAGTTCTTGCGCATGTTCTTTACGCCGTTCTCCATACTGTCGGAAACGTACAGAGCCAGCTCAATTTTACCGAAGTTCGGCAGCCCCCCGTACATTCCGATGTAAAGGAACAGGTATTCACCCATCAGTGTGGTCTTTGCCGCACCACGGAACACCATGTTGGCAATGCGGGGGAATCGGTTAACTTCACCCTTCTCGTCGTACTCAACGAACTCAATCTCGTCAAGCATGTGCAAGTGCAGCACAGGTGTTTCGTTTTCCTCGCCTTGCCCACCGTTTACCAGCTTAATGAACGTCACGAACTCCAAAGCGAACTGCGACGGCACATAGGTCGGGTCCATTGCATAATCGACCCCATCAAGCCAACCATCAACAGATTGATACACCTCATCAACCGCGACTTCCATTTCGGTGACATTCATTGTTGGGTAATCTCAAATGGAAGGCGCTGGGCCGCGACCTCTTTGGCATTACCGAAACCACCTTCAATGAACTGCCGCTGTTGCTCGGCCAGATCCTGCATCTGCTTACGCACAGCACCCATGGTATCGCCCACTTCCTCGCTGACATCCAGCGTGATCTTGGTCTTCTCCGGCTGCTTCAACTGCGACAGCACGCTGTTAAGCGCCTCCACGCGCACCTTCTCACTGGACGCATTCATACCCAGGTCAAACTGCGCATTCAACGCCTGCTGGTACATGTCTTGATTGCCGATCCACGCGGGGATCAACGCCTGCTCCATGATCAACGTCACCAGCTTCGACTTGTTAAAAGCCGACACATAGGAGCTGATATCCTTCTGGCTTACGCCTCGCGCAACAAAGTCCTGATATTTATCAGGAAAGGTCGCGATATACGCATCCAGATTGCTCTTGTTCATCATCTTCTGCGTGACGTACTTCACGGCACCGAGATAACTCTCAAGCTTGAACTTACCCTCGCGCAGCACAGACGTATGCCCAATCATGCGCTCACGGTAAGCTTCGGCCAGATTCGGGTCAGCCAACAACGCATTGACCCCATCCATGACCTCTTGTGTCACATTCCCCCGGAACTGTGCCGGGAGCACCATCTTGAACTCTTCTGGTGTTAATGCAGTAGTCATGCTGCCGCCCCCTTAAACAATTTGAACCGCGTGGCCTCAAACGCTTCAAGCGCCTGGGTCAGCAACCATTGCACCATGTAAGCCTCACATTCACTGCCCGGCTCAGTCTCCCCGGCGTCTACCTTGATACCCTGCCAGATATGCTGCACCTCATGCGCAATCAACGCAGCCAAGCGCAGCGGCGTGCACTTCTTGGTCAGATGATCCCCGACCGTCAACACACGTACCCGACCAATCGGACTGTCGAAGAACGTTGTGACACAGGCATCCTTTACCGGGTACGGCTCATCTTCCGCCTTCAGCTTGCGCATCAGCTTCTTCCACTCCACCTTGTTCGGCACAAACACCGATTCACTGGGGAAAGGGCCATGGTGCATCCAAACTGCTTTAGTCATATCGCATTCCATAATTTTATGAAGTCTTCATGCTCGACATGCCACACAGCGCACTTATCGAACCCTACCCCGGCTTTGGGATCAGCTCTTTGCAGAACCACCCAATCACCCTGCTGAACAGTCTGCCAAGCACCCGTAATCGTACGAACCTCGACGTTATGTTCGCTATCGTACCTTAGATTACCGGTTTGCTGCAAAAGCGGAAACCAAGAAGGTAAGGGATCGAATGGCCCGCCCATTCGTGCAGCGATGTACTGGAAGGGGCTGCCAGCTTTCGAATAGTGTTGAACAGTCATAGGAACCACCCGTCAATGAGATATGGGGGAGTATAGATACCATTCGTCGCAGTAGGGTAGATTTTCCTCATAGACTGACGCTTGCAGTACATATGTAACGGCTGACCCCCAAGCCGATATACCCCCCCGGGGTCTGGTCCTTTGAGTTTTCCTCAAGCACCTACCACCCTTGTTACCTTACGGGCCTGCGGCCCTGTCCAGGTACACTCCTGTACTGTCCATGGACCTTACTTATGCTGATCACTGCGCTCTGTACGCTAGCTATCATCCATTACGTAGAGGATCTATTAACCTAGGCCTTCGGCTATGTGAGGGGTACTTCGGTGCCCTTCCTTACCAATCGATTGGAGATACACCATGTTCGCACAATTCTTTGCAATGGCTGCTCAGTTCTTCCTGATGCTCACCAACCTGTTCACTGCTGGGACCAAGTTGTCCAATGCTGCTGTTCACTCTGCCTCTTGGGTAGAAGGTGCTGCCGAAGGCTTCAACGAGATCGCTACTCTCGAACGTAACGAGAAACTCGACACTCTCCGTGGTAAATACGACATCAACTCCCGTATCCGCGCTGCTGAGTCTGCTATCTCTGCCTCTGACCTCGCTGCCAAACTGGCTGCACTCAAGGTCGAAGCTGAAGCTGAAACCCCAACCAAGCAATCCAAAGCTGCATAATCACCCTTCGTAACTAGGAGAATCCCATGTCCTTAGCATATCAAGCTATCTTGCTCGGCTTTACTGTCGTTCTTGGTACCACTGCTCTGTACATGGTGTTCTCCACCAATCTAGGTGAATAACCGTGTCCTTTGAGCAATCCCTTGCCTTGTCCTGTGCCTTCGTCTGGTCTGTCATCGCTATTGGTTGGTACCTGCATACCGTCTTCACCAAGTCCTTACCTCT